TGGATGCGATCTGGCGGTTCCAGGGTTTGAGATCTACTCAGAATTGGTGGTTCACCATATGAATCCCATATCTGTGGATGACATCAAACATGGCGAAGATTGGATTATCGATCCTAATTTTCTGGTTACAACATCGCTTCAAACACACAACGCAATCCACTATGGGGATGAAAGTCTCCTTCCTAGAGGTCCAATTGAGCGAAAACGTGGAGATACGACACTTTGGTAAGGAGGGAGAATGACAGTCATCGACGTAGGACCGGCGAAGATGGATTTGCTCCGTATCCGCGCCGGTGACCGAAATCAATTTAATGTGACACTTACCGATAGTAATGGTCCTGTAGATTTAACGAATAAAACGATTGAAGCACAAGCTCGAGTCACGCCTATCGATTCGGCTATAGCGATTTCTGCGGCGATTTCCATTATCGACCCAGCGGCGGGAAAATTTGAGATGAGTTGGCCAGGCGATGAGGTTCGCACCGCATTAGCAGGAGCTGCCACTTGGGATGGAGTTTGGGATCTACAGATTCAAGACACTGGAGAAGATCCGGTAACGTTGGTAGCTGGGATATTCACCATTGAATCGGATGTAACTCGACCATGAGTGATTTGGCTTATCAGATAATTGTTGATTTGGACACTAATGAAGTCGAGGTTACAAGGGAAGTTATCGATGTTAGCATAGATGTAGATAAGAAAAGTATCGACATTGTTCATCCGGATATTGACGTAAGTATAGATGTAGGAGATAAACCAGAGGTTGTGCTAAATTATCCCGAAGGACCTCCCGGACCGCCTGGACCCGAAGGACCTCCCGGACCGGATGGATCGCCAGGTCCGCCGGGACCTCCCGGAGAGCAGACAACTTTTACATACACACAATCTATTCCGGATACCGTCTGGAATATTCAACATATGCTTGATCGTTTTCCAGCTGTAACAGTTGTTGATACTGGCGGTACAGAGATAATACCAGATGTGTTCTACATCAATTCGAATGAAGTAATGCTTAGATTCGACGCTGCAACTTCCGGAAACGCATATTTCAACTAAGGAGACTCGATGCCGACACTAGGCGCAGCACTTGACTTCGCCAAGTTGGAAGGTCGGAATTTCCAGGCGCATCAGCTTGGCACGGCCCCGAGCTCACCGGTTAAGGGGCAGCTATATTACAACACAGGCGACAACACGCTCTATTGGTATGATGGAACGACTTGGCAATCGGCGAGAGGCGGAACGGGTGCACCAATCGGTCCCGCAGGCGGCGACCTGAGTGGTACGTATCCAAATCCACAGATCGCTTCGGGAGTAATCGTCGATACCGATGTGGCAGCAGCGAACAAAGATGGTACAGTTGCGACTCCATCTCTTCGAACGCTTGGTACTGGTGCGACTCAGGCTGCGGCCGGAAACGACTCGCGTCTTAGTGATGCTCGAGCTCCGACCGCACACAAGACCACGCATGAACCAGGTGGTTTGGACGCGTTGACTGTTGATGCTGTGGTAACGACGGGTTCTCTGAGAACTCTTGGAGCTGGTGCACAGCAGGCAATGCCGGGTAACCGAACGCTGGATGCGATCAGCCCGCCTGTTGCGGCGCCGAACTGGAACAGTCAGCGTCTTTCGAACCTTGCGGCCCCGATTGCCAGCAACGACGCTGCGACGAAGCAGTATGCGGATAGCGTAGCTCAAGGACTTGATGCTAAAGCATCGTGTAAAATGGCTACAACGGCAAATATTCCTGATCTTAATAATGGTCCAGTCACAATTGATGGTGTTACTGTAGCGGGCGGCGAACGGGTGCTTGTTAAAGATCAGACTACTCCGGCACAAAATGGTATTTATACCATTGCAAGCGGTCCGCCAAATGTATTTACTCGTGTTTCTGATATGGACGCATGGACCGAATTTCCTTCGGCCTACGTTTGGGTCGAGCAGGGCACTCTCTACGGCGATACGGGATGGGTCTGCACAGCAGATCAAGGTGGGACGCTGGGCACTACGGCAATTACCTGGGCGCAATTCTCGAGCGCGGGTGCTCTTATTGCTGGAGCAGGTCTCACAAAGACGGGTAACACAATTGACGTCGGTCAAGGTTCAGGAATCGTTGTTGCCGCTGATTCAATTTCTATAGACACAGCGGTTCCGCGATATTACTCGTCGGCTACGCATTCGGCGGGCACTTCTTGGATGATTACACAGGCTGTGCACGGATGTCGCTCTTCACGGGGACTTCTGGTTCAGTGTCAAATCGAGGCAACGGGAGCAGTCGTTATTCCAGATATTGTCGTTGCTGCAAACGGTGACGTAACGGTTACCTTTGCCGCCAGCCAAACGGCGAATACAATTAGAACAACGGTGATTGGCTAATGCCTGAGATTCTCGGTACTCTTCGTTCTCCCCAATTGTCGACGCCGCCGAGTTCTCCTGTACAAGGTCAAATTTATTTCGATACGACGACTGACAAGCTTTACTGGTATGACGGAAGTGCCTGGATCGTTGCCTCCGGCGAGGGCGGAGTTGTTGCTCCAGGAAACGAAGGTGAATTCTTTCGTACGCTCAGTGGTTCAGCCGTTTGGAATCCAGGTGTTAAAGGTTCCGATTTGGAATGGAATGTCGGTTCAACGCCGCCAGCTTCTCCGAGTAATAATTCAATTTGGGTATATGTTGGTTCTGGATTTTATTGGATGTTTGTATATGATGCATCTGAGACAACGTACAAATGGAAATTCATTGGCGGTAGCTCATTATCGGCAGTTGTAGCGACAGATCAAACTTTTGCTACTTCTGGGTGGGTTGATCCGGCGACGCCGGGTCCAACTATAGCCGTTCCTCGTGCGGGTGAGTATGACGTTATTGCTGTAGCGAATCTTTATATTTCTGGTCAAACAGCAGCCGCGACTATGTATATGGGTTTGACGCCGAGTAGCGGTACTTGGGATGCAACGGGTTTAGGCGCTCAAAGTTTTGCATCATTGTATACACTAGGCGGTGTTGGTGTTACTCCTGTAGTAAGTGACGTAATTCGAGGAATTGCGGCCGGTGGCACAATCAAAGAGCAATACCAGCAGGGAGGCGGTGGAGGCACGCCACATTGTCGACAACGAGTCCTTAAGGTTTGGCCACGTCGAGTAAGTTGACAAAGCGAAAGAAGATAATGGCATGGGAATGGATACTTTCTGTTGTGACGGCTTTGGGGAGTATTCTTGGGTCAGCTTATGCCGTCCGAGCAATAATAAGACACGAATTGGTTTTATGTGATCGACGAATGGAGGCATTTAGGGAAGGATTAGATTACAGTGAAAAAAAGCATTAGTTTTATAGCCATATCTCTAGTGCTTGCGGCTGGATCTGGATTTTTTCTAGCTGCAGCTATTAGTCAAGGGGCCGAAGCACCGGCAGCAACGACGACGATTACCATTCGTAACGGAGCGACAGGACCTACGGGACCCCAAGGACCACAAGGTGAACGAGGTCCTCCTGGAGAACGGGGTCCTACGGGACCAGAAGGTCCACCCGGAGAAGGTGGCGGTCCTTGCCTGGGCGCGCCCGAGGGATGGGAACCGGGAGTTCTAGTTATTAATCATCCTGGCGGTCAAGTTCGAATTTGGACTTGTCTTGCGCCATAAACAAAGGAGATACGGTGGAAGAGCAGACGACCGGAATGGTTGATAATGAAGAAGCACAGACACATGTAGGAGATAATCCGCCGGAAGAGGTTCCACCTGCAGAAGAGCCGGGTGAAGAACCATCGCACGAAGGTCCCGAAGGTGAACCGGAAACCGAAGAAGGCGATGAGGAGTCTAACGGGGAGGAATAAATGACTTTGACCCGTAAATGGATTGCAAGTCCGAATTATTCTAGTCGTGGCGGGTCTAAAGTACGTTTGATTGTTTTACATACGGCAGAAGGTGCTAGAACAATCGAAGAGCTTGGTAATTTCTTTGCCAAATCAAGTTCGCAAGTTTCTTCGCATGCTGGTGCGGATGACAAGAACAATATTATTGGCGAATACGTCAAGCGAGGGAACAAAGCTTGGACGCAAAACAATGCGAATCCTGTTTCTGTTTCTATCGAGATGTGTGCTTTCGCCAAATGGTCGACTTCTGAGTGGAACAAGCATCCTAACATGCTCGAGAATTGCGCCAAATGGATTAAGGAAGAAGCGGCATATTTCGGTATTCCAATTGTTCGATTAAAGCCTTCGCAAGTACAATCATCTAAAGGCATCTGTGATCATGACGATCTAGGTGACTGGGGTGGTACTCATTGGGATGTCGGCGATGGATTTCCTTGGGATAAAGTGTTGAACATGGCGAAAGGTGGGAAGGAGGAGGAGATGGGTTATCCCGAATGGTATTGGGACTGGTCTCGTTGGTACCTTACTACCGATCGCAATCCCAAGAATCGTCCTAACAATGCTCCAGAGGATATTCCCAAGTGGGCTTGGGATGCTAACGACGAGATCATCAGGATTGGCGACAAATGGGGAATGACCGGTGGCGAACGCGACTGGATCAAGTGGTTCAATGGGGGTAAAGAAGGCAAACGGCCGAATGTGCCAGATGATATTCCCGATCACTGGTGGCCAGATCAGGAATTCGTTTCGAAACAATAATCTAAAGTAGGTGAGGTAGATGGAACAGAGTATTCTTATTAGTACTAAGAAAATTTTGGGGATTGCTGAAGACTATACCGTATTTGACCTCGATATTATTACGCATATTAATAGTGCATTTTCTACTCTCACCCAGCTAGGGGTCGGCCCTGCTGAAGGTTTCATGATTGAAGATGCTACTGCGGTATGGTCGGATTTTATTACTGATTATCCCGTAACGAGCTATGCGGCACCAGCTGGTGACGATCCTCAGTATAATTCGGTGAAATCGTACGTTTTTCTTAAGGTTAAGCAGCTCTTTGACCCGCCACAGACATCATATCTAATTGACGCTACGGAGAAGCAAATTAACGAGCTTGAATGGCGGTTGAACGTGCATCGCGAGGAAACTGGATGGACCGATCCTGATCCCCCTTTAATTGAGGAGGTAGGATAGTGGCAGAAGAAGCAGTAGAAGAAAGAGAAAGTGCGCTCAACGAAAGAGAACGCCAAGATCAGGAAAGAGCAGAAGATAACAAAGCAAGACAAGCTCGGCAGGGATACGTCCCGGTCGAAGAAGAATCAGAAGAAGCTGTAGCGGAAGAAGCAGAAGAAGAAAAATCAGAACCAAAGAAGAAGCGTGCTCCTGCCAAAAAGAAGTAGGTGGTGGGATGGATACTATTGAGTCGGTAGATGATATTCTTGAACATTTCGGCGTCAAAGGAATGAAGTGGGGGGTACGTAAAGAGGTTCATCCAGCTCTTGCTCATATCCCAAAGAAAACTCGCAAAGAAGCAGCTAAGGATGCAGAAGAGTATACACGAGCTAAGCTGTATTTTGGAGAAGGAGCGGGTACTCGTCGAAAATTGATTAAACATACAGTTGAAGCTAAGAAACAAAGAGATCCACTTTATGCGAAAGCTTTTGACCATTTTGTTAAGCAAACTAATTTAGCTCAACGCGCTACGCAGGCTCGAAAACAGCGGAGACGCACCGATGTAACAAAATCTACTAAGAAGACGGTTAAAAAGGCTACTGGTATCGGTTCACAGCTGTTAACGAATTATTATCTACAACAGGGTGAAGAAGTGGATGAATTTTCTCATTTCGGCGTCAAAGGAATGAAGTGGGGTGTTCGTCGGAAAGCAACCGTCGGACCACAAGAAGTGGTTATCAGTGATAAAAGGAAAATTCCTGGTCTGACCCCAAGGATCAAAGTTGGTGGCGGATCCGGACACGCTATACATCCCGATGCCGTTAGTGCTAGAACCATTGGACAAATTGGAAAGAAAAGTGGTCTTCATGCGGTTTCTGACAATGATCTAAGAAAATACTCAAATCGTTTGCAGCTTGAAGCTAATGTAAAACGTCTTAATTACAATGACTCAAATGCTGGAAAACGATTTATTCTCAGACTATTGGGTCAGGCGGGGGAACGAGAAGTGAGTGCAGTTACCAAGGGTGCTGCTCGAGGAGCTCGAAAAGGAGCTACACGAACTGGACGAAGAGCGCTGATTAAAGCAGGACTAATTGCTGCTGCAGCTTAGAGGGAGTTAGTATGAGCCTCTCTAATACGGCGACACCGATCTATTATGGTCAGTTTCGCGAAGCAGTTCTCAAAGGCGATATTCCAGTTAATCGCGAAATCTCTATGGAGATGAATCGGATTGATTCGCTCATCGCCAATCCTAATATTTACTATGATGACGAAGCGGTTGAGGGATTTATTCGTTATTGCGAAGGAGAATTGACGTTAACGGATGGATCCGATCTTCATCTTCTTGATTCGTTCAAACTTTGGGCCGAGCAAATCTTTGGTTGGTACTACTTCGTCGAGCGCAGTGTATATGTGCCGTCAAAGGACAACCATGGCGGCCACTATGAGAAACGCGAAATCAAGAAGCGGCTCATTCTTAAACAGTATCTAATAGTTGCTCGTGGTGCGGCCAAGTCGATGTATGAATCAGCGATTCAAAGCTACTTCTTGAATGTCGACACGTCGACAACGCACCAGATTACCACCGCGCCAACGATGAAACAGGCGGACGAGGTGATGTCTCCTGTTCGAACAGCCATTACACGTTCTCGTGGTCCTCTATTCAAGTTTCTAACAGAGGGCTCGCTACAGAATACAACTGGATCGAGAGCTAATCGCGTCAAGCTCGCGGCAACCAAGAAAGGTATCGAGAACTTTCTCACTGGTTCGCTGCTTGAGGTTCGCCCGATGGCGATCAACAAGCTGCAAGGACTTCGTCCAAAGATCTCAACAATCGACGAGTGGCTATCCGGCGATCTTCGAGAAGATGTGGTTGGCGCCGTTGAGCAAGGCGCTTCCAAACTTGAGGACTATCTGATCGTGGCTGTGAGCTCAGAAGGGACCGTCCGAGCCGGTTCTGGTGACACCATCAAAATGGAGTTAGCAGACATACTTAAGGGCGAGTACTACGCGCCACACGTTTCGATCTGGCATTACAAGTTGGACGAGCTCGAAGAAGTGGCTGATCCGGCCATGTGGATCAAAGCCAATCCAAATTTGGGAGCGACGGTTTCCTATGAAACTTACCAGCTTGACGTGGAACGGGCAGAGAAAGCTCCAGCCTCACGAAACGACATCCTCGCCAAACGTTTCGGAATTCCGATGGAGGGATACACATATTTCTTCACCTACGAGGAAACTCTCCCTCATCGTAAACGAGAATTTTGGCAAATGGGATGCGCCATGGGAGCGGATCTTTCGCAGGGTGATGACTTTTGCGCGTTCACTTTTCTCTTTCCGTTAGGACGTGAAAAGTACGGGGTTAAAACTCGAAGTTATATCACAGAACTTACATTGATGAAGCTTCCTGGAGCTATGCGTGCGAAGTACGAAGAGTTCATCAACGAAGGTAGTTTGCATGTAATGCCAGGAAACATTCTCGACATGATGGAAGTCTACGAAGATCTTGATAATTTCATTCAAACTTCCGAGTATGATGTTCGTGCGTTAGGCTACGATCCATACAATGCTCGAGAATTCGTAGCTCGTTGGGAAGGTGAGAACGGACCATTTGGTATTGAGAAAGTAATTCAGGGAGCCAAGACGGAATCGGTTCCTTTAGGCGAGATCAAGATCATGAGCGAGGAGCGATTGCTAATTTTCGATCAAGCGCTCATGTCTTTCGCGATGGGTAATGCGATTACGTTGGAAGATACTAACGGGAATCGCAAGCTTTTGAAAAAGCGGCAAGACGAGAAGATCGATAACGTCGCAGCGCTTCTTGATGCTTGGGTAGCATACAAGCTGAACAAGGAGGCGTTCGAGTGATTTCTGTAGAAAAGCCTGGAACGCCCGAAGAGCTTGTGCATTTCGGCGTTAAAGGAATGAGATGGGGTGTTCGTAAAGAGCGAGAAGCATCTGATAGTTCTGCAACAAAGGGATTAGAACATTTTTCAAAATCACAGGCTAAAGCAATGGGTGACGTAGCTAAAATGACGGAAAAAGCCTATGGTTTTAAAATCCACGAGTTCATTCCTCAAACCGAGGCCGAAGATCATCAACACCTTTCCATCGTTCATCCTAAACGTAAAGGTGAGATAGAAAATCGGATTTCTGTTACGGCTCATCCACGTTTTAAGGAAGTTTTACTTGATAGTCAAAATCAAGGTTATTTAGTTCATACAGATCCAAAACGGGCTATTGAAGGAAATCTCACGCATGAAAGCGCACACGGATTGTTTCACGCAAACGACTCATCGGGAAAAGGTGTAAAATACGCTAAGAACGCTCGTATGACATCTTTAAGAGATAGTGCTTGGAAAAGTGCTGAAACACAAGCAATAAAAGATGGTCATATTTTACCTGATAAAAACCATGGTGATCCACATTTTCAGATGATTGACAAAATTTCTAAATACGCGAGCTCATCGCCATATTTAGAAGAATACGAAGCCGAAATGTTTACTGCTTATCATTGGAGTCCTAATCCACCAAAATTTGTTGATGCGTTTATGAATGATATTCATAGACAAATGGGTATAACCGTTAAACCATTCAGTGGGAGAAAAGCACATGCTTAACCCACTTGTTTTTAAAACCCAAGAGGAATTTAAAAAGGCTTTATTTGAGGATGGTATTAAATACGGGTGGATGCCAATTTGGACTTCAACCAAACCCGGAACACCCGAAGAACTTGTGCATTTCGGCGTTAAAGGAATGAGATGGGGGATTCGTAAAGAGTATGAATCCGTTGCCAAAGGAATTACTCGACTCAAATCTAGACGTAGTATAAGAAGAGAGAGACGAATTAAAGGGCGCGAAGCTAATGTGCAACGCGCGCAAGCGGAAATTGATCGAATTCGAGCCAAGCCTTCTGGACATATATTTGTTCAAGCGCATAGAGAGCATCAAGTTCGTGAATTAAAAAAGTATCAATATCGACAGCTAAAAGATGCTAAAGATATTCGCGAAGGGCGTCTTACCGAGACTCAAAAGAAAGCTTTAATTGGTGCTGGGGCTGTTGCCGCTGTTCTTGCGGTCTATGGAACTTACAAATTTGTTGATAGCGGTACCGCTCGTCAAGTTCTAGCCAGAAATGTGCCTTTGAAGAAAAACGATCTTTTGTCACGTAAGATGTCACCCGATAGACTTCTGAGAGAAGTCGTCGATCCGGTAAATCCCAATTATGGTGAGTTAGGCACGAAGATGAATTGTCGTCGATGCACTTTTGCATATGAAATGCGTCGCCGAGGTTTTGATGTTAAATCAACACAAACCGTGGGCGCCAGTGGTCAAACCGTAACCGGAATGTTGAATGCCACGAATCCAAAGAACGATTTTAAAACTGGTAGATTCTCGATATTTGGCAACATTATAAAAGAACATCTCCAAGAGAAAGGCCCCAAAACAGTAACCGAAGCTGCTTTAACAAAAGGTGGTATGGGTGATATTCCTATTGGAGGAAAGCGCGGTGACCTGAGCGGATTGAATAAGCTTACTAAAACTGAGCATATTCTTGCCGCTATAGGTAAAAATCCAGAAGGCGCCAGAGGCGAGATAGGTATGAGATGGAGGATGGGTGGAGCGCATAGTATGGCTTGGGAAATTGTCGGAGGAAAACCGGTTATATTCGATACTCAAACTGGAATAAAGTATGCTAGTCGAGAAGAATTCATGGATATAGCTGATGATATAAGTAATGCCGGTATAACTCGTCTTGACAATATTCCACTGAATGAAGGATTCTTAAGACGATGGGTCACAAATGTTGGATAATATTCAAGCTCTAAAATTGCTAAGAGAAGCTTTGCCCAATGTACCAATTAAAGCGTGGGTTTCATATCATGATCTTTATCTTTTTCGCGTAGAATGGCCAATGCCGTTGGAAAAAGATTGGGATCCTTTTGTTTCAGTAGACGTTGTTACTGGAGAAATCCGTGATTTTTCAGTTTTGACGGATGGAAATCTTTCAGAAATTAGCGATTTAAATTGGAAAAATGTGGAAGGTGTTCGAACAAGGAGGCATTTGAGTAATGGATGATATGAGATCCGTTACAATAAGCTTGTTCGTAGGTCTTATAAAAGATGTATCAATAATTCTTGCCGCACTCTTTATTATTCTTGCCTATTTTAATGGGTGGGGTTGAAATGCTTTCTGTTGAGAAACCGGGAACACCCGCCGAGCTTGTGCATCATGGTGTTAAAGGAATGCGGTGGGGTATTCGAAAAGAAGCACGAATCTCTGGGAAAGCGGCGGAAACAGCTGCGAAAACGAAAGCCAGAGCTGCTGGACGCGGTCGAATCGATGCGTGGGGCGCCGGTCAGAGAGCTAATCGTGCAGAACAGCAGCGATTTATTAGAAAAGCAGCGACCGAGTCGCTCCAAGGTCCGGGTAAACTGAAAAAGCTTGGTCGATTTGCGGCCGATGTTGATTTTGAGCTGGGAAAGCGAAATGCAAACATAAGCATGCAGATTGGCGCTAGGGCTAGAGATGCAACTAAGAACGAATTGCCTGGGATCAAAGCAAAACACGGAGACTATGCAAAGCTACGTAATCGGGCAAAGAATCCGTTTAGTAAGGAAGCTAAAGCTTATCGTGCCGACGTCAAGAAGGCGTATTTGAAGAATCTAGAAAAAGAGGCTAATTCATGGAAAAGTCTGTCGGGCACGCGGCGATATACTCTCAAAGACGACGGAGAGCCTAATACCAGTAAATATTTCTGGAAGCTTGACACCGAACTTGCTCACTCTCTGGTTCAAGGAACATTTACCGTTCAACCTATTTTCGATGATGAAGGTTATATTGTTGACTTCGAAATTGTCCCAACAGAAGCTGATCTGAAACTAACTATGGAATTTGGAGCCAATTTTCTTATGCATATGGGTCTTGAGGTGTGAAGGAGGTGAAATGTGGCGCGATTTGGTACGGCGTTGAGACACGCCTGGAATGTATTTTCAAATCAAGAACAATCGAAATCTTCGCCTTGGCCTGTTCAACCGGGTGTTCAACCTATTGACGCTGGTTATTATGGTGCATCTTATGGGTCGAGGCCAGATCGTGTAACTTTTCGTATTCCTAGTACACGTACGATAATCACCTCGATTTATACACGTCTTAGTATCGATGTTTCGTCGGTTGATATGCGTCATGTACGAAACGATGAGCAGAATCGATATCTTGAGGACATGGACAGTGGTCTTAATAATTGTTTGATGGTTGAAGCCAATGTTGATCAAGCTGCGCGCGCTTTTAGACAAGATGTCGCCATGACTCTTTTCGATAGAGGTTGTGCAGCGCTTGTTCCGGTTGATACGTCAGTTAGTCCAGAAGAAAGCGGCGGCTTCGAAATTTTGACTCTCCGTGTGGGCAATATTGTAGCATGGTATCCGTATCACGTAAAAGTAAGTTTGTATAATGAGGCACTGGCGAAGAGAGAAGAGATTATTTTGACGAAACGCTCGGTTGCTATCGTCGAGAATCCATTGTATTCGGTAATGAATGAGCCGAATTCAACTCTTCAACGACTTCTTAACAAACTTGAATTGTTGGATTCCATCGATACCCAATCCGCTTCTGGAAAACTTGATCTCATCATTCAGCTTCCATACGTGATCAAGTCAGAGGCCCGCAGGCAGCAGGCTGAGCAGCGCCGCGCAGACATAGAGTTTCAATTAAAGGGTAGTCAATACGGTATTGCCTATACGGACGGAACCGAAAAGATTACTCAGCTGAATCGACCGGTCGAAAACAACCTAATGGCTCAAATCGAGTATCTCACACAGATGCTTTATGGTCAACTCGGTCTAACCGAAGAGGTTATGAACGGTACAGCTGACGAAAAGGCAATGTTGAATTATTGGAATCGAACGATCGAGCCCGTTCTTACGGCTATGGTTGAATCCATGAGACGAAACTTCTTGACCAAGACAGCTCGGACTCAAAAACAAAGTATTGAATTCTTTCGAGATCCTTTCCGATTGGTTCCAATTGAGAACATTGCTGAAATTGCTGATAAGTTTACTCGTAATGAGATCATGACCTCCAACGAGATGCGACAAGTGGTTGGTATGGCTCCACATTCGGATCCGAAAGCTGATCAATTGGTTAATAGCAACATGCCGCAGGGTAGTCCAACGCCAACTGGTGTTGGTACGGCCGATCTGGCAGCAATTCCGGAGGTAGCTAATCAAGTCGCGATCCAAGACTTAGAGAGGAACGGTCAAAATGGGAGTAGAGGCTAAGCCTGATTTTAGCGGCTACGCCACGAAGGCTGGTCTTAAGTGCTCAGATGGCCGGACAATCACGTCTGATGCTTTCAAACATCAGGACAAGGAAGTTGTTCCGTTGGTCTGGCAGCACGGTCACAGTGAACCGAGCAATGTGCTTGGACGTGCTATTCTTGAGCATCGTGAAGATGGCATTTATGCCTACGGTTTCTTCAACGAGACCGATCAGGCAAAGAATGCCAAAACACTAGTGCAGCACGAAGACATTAAGTCGTTGTCTATTTACGCCAATGGGCTTACCGAGAAAGCCAAGCAGGTTCTTCATGGGTTTATTCGTGAGGTAAGTTTGGTGTTGTCTGGCGCCAATCCTGGTGCACTTATTGACAACATCACTTTGGCTCACGCGGATGGAGAAATGGTTGAGCTAGAAGATGAAGCAATTATTTATACAGGTTTGGATCTTGAGCATTCCGAGGGTGAATGGGTCGCAACGGAAGAGCTGATCGATACGACTGATATAACCGATACGGTTGAGCATCAGTCTTCTGAGGACCCAACCGTTCAAGATATTTACGATTCAATGACTCCCGAGCAGCAAGACGTTGTTAACTATCTAGTTGGCGCCGCACTCGAAGCAATGGCTGCGGAGCAGAGTGATCAAACTGTGCAACAGTCTGGGCTCGAAGAGTCTACATCACTTGTCCATAATGATGACGACGAAAATGAAGAGGAAGGACGGCGCATGTCCCACAACGTCTTCGAGGATCAGAACGAAGGCACAAAGGAAGAGGAGCATACTCTCTCGCATGACGCGATTAAGGGAATCGTCGATGATGCTAAGCGTGGTGGATCACTGAAAGAAGCCGTCGAACGGTATGCGCTCAAGCACGGCATCGACAACATCGAGGTCCTCTTCCCGGATGCAAAATCGGTTACAGACACGCCGGATTTTGATTCGCGACGGGTTGAGTGGGTTTCCAGTGTCATCAACGGAACCAAGCACTCGCCGTTCTCCCGTATCAAGTCTCTCGTAGCCGATATTACCTTTGACGAAGCCCGGGCTCGCGGCTACATCAAGGGCAACTTCAAGAAGGAAGAGTGGTTCGGCGTTTCGAAGCGGACCACGACTCCGAGCACAGTATACAAGAAGCAGAAGCTCGATCGTGACGACATCATCGATATTACCGACTTCGACGTCGTGATGTGGCTCAAGAGCGAAATGCGCCTCATGCTCGATGAAGAGATCGCACGAGCAATTCTCATCGGCGATGGTCGCAATGTCTCCGATGACGACAAGATTAAGGATCCGGTAGGAGCTACGGACGGTGCCGGAATCCGATCGATCTTGAACGATCACGATATGTACACCGCAACGATCAACGTCGATGACTCAGCTCCGCCAATCGAAGTCGTGGATGCAATCGTTTCGTCTATGCAGTACTACAAGGGATCGGGTTCGCCGACGTTCTACACGACGCTTCCAGTCCTTACGAGCTTGCTACTGGCGCGAGATACACAAGGCAACCATCGTTATTGGAAGTCTCCGGCAGAGCTCGCTTCTGAGATGGGCGTTTCCGCCATCGTCACTGTCGAGGTCATGGAAAGCGAAGATGGTCTACTCGGCATCATCGTGAATCTGAAGGACTACACGGTCGGTGCCGACAAGGGTGGCGAGGTCAATTTCTTCGATGACTTTGATATCGACTACAACCAGTACAAGTACTTGTACGAGACTCGCATTTCTGGCGCGCTGACAAAGATTCGTTCGGCTTTGGCCATCAAACGAGCACCAGCTTCGTACACACTTGCTACTCCAGAGAAGCCTGATTTCGATGGCACGGTTGTTACTGTGAAGACCACGCCGAATGTCGTGTATAAGGATAAGAATACTCAGACGACTCTTACCACTGGAGCGCCCGTTACTCTAGCTGACGGTGAATCGCTCACGGTGGAAGCTTCGCCGACTTCGGGTCATTACTTTGCTAATAATCAGGACGATGAGTGGACTTTCAAGAACGTGGCATAAGGTAGGTCTGCTATGGCAAGGTTCTTTGGTCGTGTCGGTTATGGCGAAGCAGTAGAGACTAGCCCTGGTGTGTGGATTGATGAAGTTGTCGAGCGCGAATATTACGGAGATGTTATTCGAAATGCAAGAAATCTTCGTGAGGGAGAGAATCTTAATCCCGATCTCAGCGTTCAGAATTCGATCAGTATTGTAGCTGATGCATATGCCAACGATCATTTCTTTGCCATTCGTTATGTGGAATGGGCGGGGGTTTTGTGGACAGTTTCTAGTGTCGAAGTACAGAGCCCCCGTCTTCTGCTTAGGTTAGGGGAGGTGTACAATGGGCCAACGCCTGCAGCTGCACCAGCTCCTTGAAACGTTTGCGGATAACGTATATTTTCAGCCACCGACTACCATTAAGCTGATATACCCTTGTATTATCTACAAACGCGACTTTGCAGAGACGAAATTTGCAGATGATATCCCATATAATCACAAGTTACGATACATGATTACAGTCATCGATCCTGATCCAGATAGTGATATTCCAGATAAAGTGGCAGCAATGCCAATGAGCCTGTTTAATCGGTTTTATACAGCCGATAATCTAAATCACGATGTTTATAACGTGTTCTTCTAAGAGAAGGGATGCAAATGCCTCCGCTTGTATGGGATGAAGTTGGCGAGCGCTTTTACGAAACTGGCGTGGACCACGGCGTTTTGTATCTTCCAGATGCGACAGGAGCATATGCTACCGGTGTTGCCTGGAATGGTCTAACAACCGTCACGGAATCGCCTTCTGGGGCGGAA